TGACACAGGTAAACGACCAATATCTAAAGCATATCGACGTTAATAATCCAGAACTTCTGGAGATACTTGGGGAATATGCTAAACTTCATACTTGGGCTGGTTTTGAAAAGAACTGCCACTTGAATGGAGCAGAACATATTCGCCAGCGTAGTTACTACGTCGGCGCGCCATATATGAACGAAATTCTTGACCAGAAGACTGCTCATGAAGGGTTCCCTGACCAACTAGTAGGATATAACTTCAAGTTATCCGAACGGGCTCACTCAATGTTTGAGGGTGATGCTGACCCTATCTTTAAAAGAGACCTCACTAGACACCTAGGTGAGTTGAATGATAGGATGATGAACTTCTTATCAGTTAAACATAACGCATTGTGCGCAGTATACCCGCCAGGCGGATATATCTCTTGGCACAATAATGCTAACGCTCCGGGCTTCAACCTAATCTTCTCTTATTCTGGAGATGGTTCTGGTTACTTTGATTACATTCATCCTGAAACTAAGGAAGTTGTTCGTTGCCAAGACAAGCCCGGCGTGTGGACTTGTAAAGCCGCATACTTCGGACACTACCGTGAACCAGAAACCCTTCTTTATCACGCAGCTGCTGCCGATACTGACTGGCGTTGTACAGTATCTTATGTATTTGATACTACTGATGGTTCAGATGCTCTACGTGATCTAGTATTGGAAGACATTGCGTCTGCTGAATAAATCATGTTTGCTAATTCTTAAGGCTTCAGATTGTTATAAATAGTACTAGATAATTTTACTAATACAATCTGAGGTTTTAGGGATGGCAGCTTACGAAGATTTTACAATAGACCAAGGCACAGATATTGCTTTTCAGATAGAGCTTACTGAAGCTGATGGTTCTGTGAAAGATTTAAGTGCTTATACTGTATCCGCCAAAATGAAGCGGAACTTCAACAGTAAAGACGAAGACACTATCGAGTTCTCTGCGATGGTCGCTGACCCGTCATCCGACGGTATCCTAGTATTATCCCTCACAAATGAGCAGACTGATGCCCTATCTACCCGTGGTAGGTACGTGTATGATGTCGAAATAACCTATATCGATGCGAACGGATATCCCGTAGTAGAGCGTATTTTAGAGGGGAAAATTAAAGTATCTCCTTCGGTAACAAGGTAAACATACATGCCTATTCGCAAAGTTTCTATATCTAATGGCGGCACAACTCATATTAATACGAGTGCCTCCACTAGTTCTGGTACTCAAGTTAAAAGAGTTACTTTAGGTAGACCTGTACAGAGAGTCACTGCTACTGGAAGTAGTATCGGTGGACTTTCTGACATTAATTTTGAATCTCCACATCCAGAGGATGGAGATGTTCTAGTGTACCACGGCACTGATGAAAAGTGGCACGCTCAAAAACTTTTAGACAAACAAGTGATCAATGGGGGTCAATACTAAATGGCGTCAATAATAAGAATTAAACGTTCCGGTGTAGCGGGGAATCCATCTGTCCTCGCACAGGGTGAACTCGCCTATTCATATCTAGCAAATAATGGGGCGAATGGTGGTGATCGATTATATATTGGCACTGGCACAGAAACAAACGAAGATGCGGTCAACCATACCGTCATAGGTGGTGCGTATTACGTCAACCTATTACACGGTGAAGGTGCTGCGCAGTATGGTAGTAACTTACCTAACAAAGCGCTCATCGTCGACTCAGACGGTGCGGTAGACTTTTTAAAGGTAGGAACCCCAACTGATCCCAGTCATGTAACAAACAAAGCATACGTTGACGGGATACTATCTGCGCAAGAGTTGGGGTCTAACTTCTTATTCTCTGGTGACAGTGGTTCTGGTAGTATTTTCCTAGCAACCGAAGCAATCACCTTTGCCGGTGGTCGTGGTATTACTACCCTTGCGGACTCAGATGCTAACTCGTTAACAGTTAGTCTGGTACCCACTGGAGTTACTGCGGGAGACTACGGTTCTCAGACTGAAATCCCAACCTTTACTGTTGATTCAGACGGTCGTATTACTGCGGCTAGTACTGTAAATATTGGTACTAACCTAACAGTAAATGGCGACAGTATTTCTCTGTTGGATTCAGACCTAACGTTTAGTGGTTCTGATAACGTCAATGTAGCATATGACACAGCAACAAACACTGTCAATGTTTCACTAGAACCTAATGTTCTTGACCTCAATTCAATAGAAGTTGGTAACCTAAAACTAACAGGTAACACACTATCTTCTACTGATAGTTCCAACACCCTATACATTGACCCTGCTCCGACAGATTCGGACGGTGGTACATTAGTAATCCGTGGTGACCTTGTTGTTCAAGGTACCCAGACAATAATTAACTCGACAGTAATGTCGGTTAATGACCTTACACTTACTCTTGCTGATGAAGCATCCACCCCAGCAGAAGCTGATGGTGCTGGTATCTTTATTGCGGGTGCTGATGTATCAATAGTATACAACGCATCCAAAGACCAGATAGATATCGACAAAGGACTTAATGTTCTTGCTCCACTATCTATTAATGATGTAGAGATCGGTGAATTCATCGATGATAAAGTTGCTAACCTCTTAACTGCTGGCGAAGGTATTGATCTAACATATTCCGATGAAACCAATGAATTAATCATTGCTGCGGAATTAGCAACAAACTCTAATGCGGGTGTCGCATCTTTCGACTCTGCCCAGTTTGCGTTAAACGCAGGCGCGGTAACCATTACGCATTTAGACGGTGGAACTTATTGATATAAATAAGCATTAAGTAGATCATATATTTTATGGTTTTAGCTAGTCGCCTTATATAAGGTCGAGTGAAAGAGGAAGCCAACATTGGCACGTAACGTAGATATTCGTTTAAGACGAAGTGCTGTCGCAGGCAACGTCCCAACGATAGAGCAGTTGAACCTCGGTGAGTTAGCAGTAAACACCGCAGATGGTAAACTGTACTTAAAAAGACAGTACGATGGTATTGAACAGGTTATTGAAGTCGGTGGTGACGCACGATCCGGCTTAGTAAGTACTTTCAATACGTATATCTACACGTCTGACGGAACGCTATTGACGCTCTCCGGAGCAGACGATTACGGAAATTATCTTTCATACGACCTTGCTTCCCCCCGAAGAATTCAAGTATACCTCAACGGTGTTTTACTACACCAAGGTATAGACTATACAGCAGCTGATGGTTCCTCTATAACCTTCGCCTTTCCTATTGGCGTAGATCAAGTAGTTCAAGTTGCGGCATATAACTCAGACGGTGCGTCCATTGACGCAGACCTCATACTAGACGATGGATTTTCGTTTACCGTTGGTACCGATGAAGAGACTAAGTTCTATCATAATGGTACCAACACGATTTTAAAACATCTTGGTTACAACGGTGGGGATTTAAAGATCCAATACCGCGATAGTGACCGTATTGATGTTGATAGTGCTGGAGTAAATATATTCGGCGACTTCCGTCTTAATGGCGAATCTGTTGTTACTCTAGCGGATGTTATTAATACCATCAATACTGAGGTTGACACTGGATTTGTTGAAGCACTGAATATAAGTGCTGCCTCCGTATCTTATGTACCTGATAGTGACATGATTGCTACCAACGTTCAGGATGCGATTGATGAACTACATAGTACCAAACTAGACATTTCTGCCCTTAACGCCTCTATTGTATTATATCCAACGACCACTACTATTGCTGTTGACGGTATATACACGAAGATGGTCACTTCTATCGGTGACTCAGATTTTAATGCCGTTGCTGTAGATATCAACACTGGAACCATATCTGGGGCCGATCAGTTGATTGCGTCACTTGCTACGGAACAGGGTGTATTAATAGGTAACACTGGTGTTATTAACATTCATACTGTTGGTAACGTGAGAGTTAATCCAGATGGCTCTGGCGGTTCAGCATCATTCTATTTCGAAGTATATAAAAGAAGTGCTGCTGGTGTAGAGACTTTATTATCTACTTCATCAACCACAAGCAAAATTTCTCTAGATACTTATGGTGAGTTTTACGCAGATGCGTTATTACCAGCAACTGATTTCACCGCAACTGACCGTGTAGTAATAAAATACTATGGTAATGAAATTACTGGTAATGTTAACACTACATATGATTTTCAGTTTGGTGGTACATCTCCTGTACGGTCTAATTTTCCAGTACCCGTATCTGTAATACCACAGAATGTACTGGAGGCCTTGTCAGGGGGTTCTGGTATTGACTACAGCTCTGCGACAGGTGTCATCTCAGTAGATAATACTATTGCGACTAAGACCTATAGCGAGTTGTACGCGCACTCTGCGGCAGACTCTGCGGCATCGGTCGTATTGCTCGCTGCTAAATCTTATGCTGTAGAACAAGACTCTGACACTCTAGTATTAGCAAAATCTTATGCGTCTTCAAATGATGCGATTACATTACAATCAGCAAATGACTACGCAGAAAGTCAAGATGTTATAAATCTTCAATTAGCTAAAGATTATACTGAACTATATACAGACTCGGCAGTCTTACTAACACTAAACTCAGCAAACGTTTATACCGACAGTTCAGTATCAAACATTCAACTGGTTTTAGAGAACTACACTAACTCTGCTATATCTGCCGCCTTAATAACGGCAGACGCCGCTGCGGTAACATACACCGACAGCGCAATTAGTATTGCTATATCAAATCTTATCGATGGCGCGCCTCAAGTACTTGATACTTTGAATGAAATATCGGCAGCCTTAGGTGACGACTCCGACTTTATCGGAACAGTACAAAACTGGATTAATCAAAAGTTAGACGCTAACGCCACAACAGATGTTATAGAAGAAGGCGTTAATAACTTATACCTTACAGAAGAACGTGTAAGACAATCATTATCTGTGTCTAATGGGTTATCATTCAACCCATCTACAGGTGAATTCGGTATTGACAGTTCGGATGATGTAACCTTCTCATCTGTTACAGCTGCGACTTTTGTAGGTAATCTACAAGGTAATGCGGACACTGCGACAGATGCAGACCAACTCGACGGGCAACATGGTTCATATTATAGAGTTAATATTTACGATATAAATGGAACTTTAGTTAACTAGAACTTCATATCAGAAAATCTATTTATTATAAATAACATCATATATTAACTCTAATAAAATAGATGACACATCACTATGATCAACGGAAAATCTTTTAACAGGGTATTTGCTGAGAGCTTATTTAATCTAGCATCTCAGAAAAAATCTAAAGTTGAAGAATCGCCTGGCTCAGAGACGGAGATATTCGAACTTATCGAAGGTACTTCTTCTTCCACCAATGACAACTCAATCATACCTGAAGCACAACATATTATTGCTGACGGTGAAACCGCGATATTTACATTAAATGCTGCTCCTTCTAGGGCGGATCTTGTAGATGTTTGGGTGAATGATGTTCTTCAACACCATGTTGAGACATATGACACTATTGGTGATGTCATTCAGTTCAGTGAAATCCCCCCGCAAGGGACGGACATTTATATTAAATTTCGTTAGTATATTATTAAACGTTTAAACACAATCCTAACTAAAACCTCATGGAGATTACTCAATGTCATTTAGACAAATTAAATCACCAGCATTAGCAGATCGGTCTATAATTAGTACCAAACTAGACTCAAGTGCTGTTACGGGACAAACCCTTCTTACCGGAATGGCCAATCCTGCAGATTGCTTTACGCTGCTATACGATGTAGGTTCTGACTCGCTTAAGAAAATTAGTACTGCGGCATTCTTCGGAAGCTTTGATACTGACGACTTGGCAGAAGGTTCCAAACAGTACTTTACACCGCAACGCGCTCAAGACGCTGTTGCCGCAGATATTGCTTCTGCTGTTGCTGTAGAAACTGCTCGTGCTACTGCTGCTGAAGGTGTTAACGCAACTTCAATCGTAACTGAAACAAATCGTGCTACCGCTGCTGAAGTTGCTAACGCAACTGCTATTTCAACAGAAACAAATCGCGCAACTGTTCGCGAAAACGCAATCGAATCCGCATACCAGACAGCTGACGCTGCCTTATCAGTTCGTATTGATAACATTCTAACAAATACTGATTCTGACGCACTTAACTCTCTAGCAGAAATTGTTGTTGCTTTCCAAAACGCTGATAGTGTATTGACCGCGTCTACTATTGCTAACTCTAGTGCTATCTCGGGTGAAGTCGCTCGCGCCACTGCTGCTGAGACTGCTAACGCAACTGCTATCGCTAGTGAAGTAACTCGCGCAACTGGCGTTGAAGCTGGTCTACAGTCTTCAATCACTAGTGAAGCGGCAACTCGTTTGGCTGCCGATGGTGCTCTTGACGCTCGTTTGACTGTTGCTGAAGGTGATGTAAGTTCACTAGAAACTGATCTTGCCGCAGAAATTTCTCGCGCTGGTCAAGCAGAACAAGTTAACGCATCTGGTCTTGCTGCGGAAATCGTTCGTGCGACTGGAGCAGAAGCTGCTAACGCTACTAACCTTCAAGCAGAAATCACTGCTCGTGCCGCTGCTGACACTTCAGTCCGCGTTGACATGACTTCATTGATTACTAATGGTGATGCTGCAACTCTTGTATCTGCTAAAGCAAATGACAACCTACTAATCGGTGACGCATCTGTCGACGGTTCTTCAGGTAATACTGTTACTGATCGTGTTAGTTCAGCAGTTGCTACTGAAACAACTCGTGCGCAGGGTCAAGAATCTGCTATTCGTAGTGAATTTGCTCTTGCCGATAGTGACCTTCAATCAGGTCTAGACGCAGAAATCGCTCGTGCTACTGCTGCTGAAGGCGTTAATGCTTCCGCAATCTCTACAGAGACTAGTCGTGCGACTGGTGAAGAAAGTCGAATCGAAGCGAAATTGGACAATGTTATTGCTAACACTGATCCCGCCGCTCTTGATTCATTGACTGAAATCGTTGCTGCGTTCGTATCTGCTGACTCTGATATGTCTGCGTTGATCGCGTCAAACACTGTAGCAATTAATGCTGAAGCTGGTGTTCGCGCATCTGCGGACTCAGTACTACAAACTAATATCACAACTGAAGCATCAACTCGCTCAGGTGCTGATACTACTTTACAATCTAATATTACTGCTGAAGCAACTGCTCGAATTGCCGGTGATGCCGCAACTCTTGTATCTGCCCAAACAGATGCGACTTCTAAAGCAGACGCTGCTGAAGCTGCCGCTATCGTTCACGCAGACGCACAAGACACCGCACTTATCGGTGACGCATCTGTTGATGGTACTGTTGGTAATACTCTTACTGCTCGTATCGCAACTGCTAAATCTCAAGCATCTACTTACACTGACACAAAGGTTTCTGCTGAAGCAGCAACTCGTTTGGCAGCTGATAACGCATTGTCTCTACGCGCATCTGCATTAGAAGGTGATGTTTCAACTCTTCAAGGTGAGATGGATACTGTTGAAGCAGACATCCTTGCTGAGACTGCTCTACGTGTATCTGGAGACGCAAGTGTTCAGGCAGGTCTTGCTGCAGAAATCACTCGTGCTACTGCTGCGGAAGGTGTTAACGCATCAGCAATCCTAGCGGAAACTACTCGTGCTACTGCGGCAGAAGTTGCTAACGCAACCGCAATCTCTAACGAAGTAACTCGCGCATCTGGTGTCGAAAGTGGACTACGTGTTGATGTAGACGCAAACACTGTTACTGGTGCTGCTAACGCTGCCGCAATTAGTGTCGAGACTACTCGTGCTCTTGCTGCTGAAGCTGTCAACGCATCTGGTCTTGCTGCAGAAATCGCTCGTGCTACTGCTGCGGAAGGTGTTAACGCAACTTCAATCGCAACTGAAGCTGGATTACGTGCTGCTGGCGATGTTGCTCTACGTACTGACGTTGACGCGAATGCCCTATCAATCTCTGGTGTTGACTCTGATCTTTCTGTTGAAATCGCTCGTGCTACTGCCGCAGAAGGTGTTAACGCATCTGGTCTTGCTGCAGAAATCGTTCGTGCTACTGGCATTGAGTCTGGTCTACGCACTGACGTTAACACAGTAACCGGTCGTGTTGATGCTATCATCGGTACTTCTCCAGAAACTCTTGATACACTTCAAGAAATCGTTGCTGCGTTCGAAGGTGCTGATTCAGACATCCAGAACATTATCAATAACAACTCTGGTCGTTTGACTGCTGCTGAAAGTGACATCGATGCTGTTGAAGTACGCGCTACTGATTTAGAGTCACGCTCAACTGCTCTTGAAGGTCGTGCTACTACTCTTGAGTCTGTGCAATTAGCACAAGGTGGTCGTCTAACAGTTAACGAAGGTGACATTGACGGTCTAGAATCTAAAGTTGGCGTTGCCACTCTAGGTACTACTGCTACTAACCTATCTGCTGCTATCAATGAAATCCACTCTGAACTAGATGTTGAAGCTGGTAAAGTTTCTACACTACAAGGTGAGATGACTGCTGTTGAAGGTCAAGTCACAGTTCTAGAAGGCGAAATGAATGCTGTTGAAGCTGAACAAGCTCTACAGGCAGGTCGTTTAACAGTTAACGAAGGTGACATCGACTCACTAGAATCTAAGATGGGTTCTGGCGTATTCGCTACAACTTCACAAACTGCTGTTGGTTCTTCGAACGAACTACACGGTGAAATCAATGCTATTGAAGCTCGCGTAGATTCTGCTGAAGCAGACATCCTTTCAAACGCTGCTGCTATCTCAGCTGAATCTTCTCGTGCGCTTGGTCAGGAAACTGCCATCCGTTCAGAATTTGCTGCTGCTGATACTGCCATAACTTCTGCTTACATTGCTGCCGATGCGGTTGTTCTTTCATCTGCCTCTGTCGACGCAACTACTAAAGCGAACAACGCTGAAGCAGCTGCTAAGATTTACGCAGACACTATTGTTGGTGACGAAGTAGTTGATCGCACGAACGCTGATGCCGTATTACAATCCGCAATCGATGCTGAAGTAACTGCCCGTCTAAGTGCTGACGCTACTCTAAGTTCACGTGCTACTGTACTTGAAACTGAAATGACTGCGACTCAGTCAGGTGCTGGTCTTGCTGCTAACGGTAACTATGTTGCTCCAAGTGGTACTAACTTCCTAGACACTGCTGTTACATTGAAAGATGCTGATAGTAAATTGGATGCTGCTCTTAAAGCGGAACAGACTCGTGCTCTTGCTGCTGAAGGCGCAAACACTACTTCAATCAACAACGAAATTGCTGCTAGAATCGCGGGCGACTCTGACCTACAGGTTAGTCTTGACGCGGAAGTATCACGTGCTCTTGCTGCTGAAGGTGTATTGACATCTAACGTTTCTATTAACGCTGCTTCGATTGTGACTGAATCTAATTCACGTCAAAGTGCCGATGCTAACTTACAGTCTCAGATCGACTTTATTAAAGCCAACACTGATTCTGCTGCTCTGGATTCGTTAACTGAAATCGTAGCTGCCTTCCAGGCTGCTGACGGTACTCTTACTGGTCTAGTATCTCAGAACCAAACTGATATCGCAACTAACGCTTCAGGTCTTGCTGCGGAACTTACCGCACGTGCGGCACAGGGTTCTGCGATTCGTGGTGAGTTCGCTGCTGCTGACACTCTTCTTCAGACAAACATTAACGGTAAGGTTTCTAAGTCTGGCGATGCGATGTCTGGCGATCTAGACATGTCCGGTAACAAGGTCGGTGGTCTTGCAGACGGTACGGTTTATGCTGACGCAGTTAACAAAGGTCAGTTGGACGCGGGTCTTGCTGCACAGCATATCTCTCAGTTTGATACTAGCGACCTTCTAGAAGATCCGAATGGTACTAACCTTTACTTCACAAATGCTCGCGTTCACGCGGCAGTATCCGTCACTGACGTTTCTGGTGAAGGTAATGTTTCTGTAACAAACGGTGTGTTCTCTTTAAACACTGCTAAGGCATTCGTTGAACTAACTGATGTTACAGATTCAACTATCACTGGTAAGGAAGGTTTTGTTGCTCGTGTTAAGACTGATGGTTCTGGTATCGAACTTGTTGACCCAACACAGCTGGCGTTTAACAATGCTCAACGTCAGACTATTAGTGGTGACGGTGCTCAGACTACATTCGCATTAAACTTCGCAACTCTAGAAGCTAACGCGATGGTATTTGTTGGTGGTGTTGTACAGGATCCATCTGTACACTATAACATCGACTCTGAAGCACAGACAATCAGTTTCAACGCAGCGATTCCTGTTGGTACACAAGCGGTAGTTATCGCTCAGTCTACTAACTCGGTTGGTGTACTAGATCCTAAGTCTGTTGGTCTAGAAACTCTTGCTGATAACATCAAAGTCTTCGAACAAGGCAATGATATTGTTGTAGGAACTTCTGCTACAGTAGTTTCTTCATTCAACTCAGCAAACTACCGAACTGCTAAGTACATCGTTACTGTCGCAAATGGTAGTGAGTTCGAAACACGCGAATGTCTAGTTATTCACAACGGAACTGACGCTTTCATCACTGAATACGGTATCGTATACACTGGTGCGGCATTACTAGGTGATACTGATATACGTGTTACTGGTTCTACTGTTGAACTATTATACACTTCTGTATCAGCTGGTTCTGTAGTTTCTGTATCTGCTACATACGTCGACGCATAATAACTTTAACCCTAGGTGGAGGGGGATTCGTCCCCCTCCGCAAATAAAAATTCTAAAACAAAGGTAATAAAATGTCTTCGAACAAAAAATTTAGAATTCAGAATGGCGTTAACATAATCGGTGAACTGTCTATCGATGATATTACTATCATTGATGCGAACGGTAACGTTAGTGCGGATGCGATTGCTACCGCAGTTGCGTCACTAACCGCAGGCGACTTGGCTGATTTGCAGGCACAGGTAACTACAATTCTTGGGAGTTCTCCGGAATCTCTGGATACTTTACAAGAGATTGTTGCTGCTTTTGAAGCTGCGGACAGTACTTTAACCGGAACTGTTGCTGCTAACGCATCTGCTATTACTACAATTAATAACACTCTGGCGAGTGGAGTCGCAACTCCTGCTGACATTAGTGGCTTAGATTCCGATATTGGTGTCCTAGAAACATTTGTCAAAGGTGGTGCTTCACTTTCAACTGTCGCGACTAATGTTGTTCCGGCAATTAACGAACTAGTATCTGAAGTTGCTACTGTAAAAAGTGCGCAGACCGGAGATACTACAACTCTAACTTCAGCAATTAATACTGCTAAATCAGAAGCAATCTCTGCAGCATCTGCTGACGCAACTACTAAAGCAGACGCTGCTGAAGCTGCTGCAAACGCATATACTGATACTGAAGTTGCCGCATTGGTTGCTTCTGCTCCTGGCGCACTAGATACTCTTAACGAGTTGGCAGCTGCCTTGGGTGACGACGCGAACTTTGCGTCATCAATTACTGCGTCTATCGCAACTAAAGCTGACGATACTGCGACTACTGCTGCTCTTGGTCTCAAGGCAAACGCATCTGATGTTGCTGCATCATTTAGTGCGGAAGAATCTGCTCGTGACAGTGATGTCCTTGCAGCAATCGCTACCTCATCCGCAGACGCGACTTCTAAAGCAGACGCTGCCCAACTGGCGGCGGAAACTACGGCATCCGCAGACGCAACTACTAAGGCAGATGCTGCCAAAGTGGCAGCGAACGCATATGCGGTTTCTATTGTTAGTAGCACTGTTGACGCTGAAGCGAATACTCGTGCCGCTGCTGATACCGCGTTAAGTTCTCGTATAACTGCGGTAGAAGGATATTCTACTACTGATATTCCACAAGGTTCTAATGAGTACTTCACTACTGCCAAGGCACGTGCGTCGGTACAAGCTGGTACTGGATTGTCTTATAACCAATCAACCGGTGAGTTTTCAACTAACCTAGTTGCTGGTGACGGTGTTAGTGTATCTGGTGGTACTATCTCTATTGATGGTACATCTATCGGGCAGAATTTGGTTCCTTCTCTAGATGACACGTATAGTCTTGGTTCTCCGGACAAAGTATGGCGTGATGTGTATATCGGCCCTGGCTCATTATACATCAACGGTACTAAAATCCTTGAGGACAACAGCGGTACAATCACAATGTACGCGGACTCAGGTCAGAACCTATCATTCGGTACTTCCGGTGGTGGTGTAATTGATCTAAACGCTGGTTCAGAATCTATTCAGGTTAAATCTAATTTTATCCTGTCTTCTGGCAAAACAATCACAACTGTTGGTGGCGCTGCTACTCAATTCGGCGGTGACGTTGAAATGAATGGTAACTGCATCTTTAATGTTGCGGTTCCACAAACAGACGGCGAAGCTGCTAACAAAGGATATGTTGATAGTAAGATTGCTGCTGATCACGTAGGTAATAAGTCTTTCTTAGGCGACGTTGATGTTCAAGGTAATTTATCTGTTCAAGGTACTGTAACTACAGTTAACTCTGAGACTATCTCATTAGCAGATAACATCATTGACTTGAACTCAAATGTTACTTCTGGTACTCCGACTGAGAATGCTGGTTTCCGCGTAATGCGTGGTGACGAAGCTGCTGCTCAGATTCGATGGAATGAAACCTCAGATCAGTGGGAAGTATTCGACGGTTCTTCTTACACTAAGATTGCGCTATCTACTAGCGACCTAGTGGAAGGTTCTAATGAGTACTTTACTGATGCTAAAGCAAAATCAGCTGTTGCGGCAGATATCGCATCTGCGGTTACTGCTCTAGACAATGACCTACAGGGACAGATTCATACTCTAAGTTCTGGTGCGTCTACTGAAGCATCAACCCGTGCGTCTGCTGATAGTGTACTTCAAGGTAATATCACGGCAGAAGTTACTCGTGCTACTGCTGCGGAAGGTGTTAATGCGACAGCAATTTCATCTGAAGCATCAACCCGTGCGTCTGCTGATACTACTCTCCAGAGTAATATTGATGCGGAACAACTTGCTCGCGAAAGTGCTGACAGTGATCTACAGAGTCAGATTACAGCAGAAGTTACTTCACGCGCAAACGCTGTATCAGGTCTAATCACTGATGTTGCGAATGCTAATACTGCTCGTATCACAGGTGATAACAACCTACAAGCGGCAATTACTTCTGTACAGAATGCGGTTAACGCAATCACTACCGGTACAATTCCTGCTCTAGATACTATAGTAGAAGTTGTTGCTGCGTTTGAGGCTGCTGACGGTAATTTACAGTCATTGATGAGTGGAAACTCTTCAGCGATTAATGTTATTGACGGTCGTGTAGATACTTTAGACTCAGATATGGCAGTGGTTCAGGGACTCGCATCTGCCACAGCATCTACAGTAGCTGTTCAGGGTGGTCGTCTGTCTACTGAAGAAGGTAATGTTGATTCGTTACAGACATTCACTGGTATAGGTACTGCTCTTGATACTACTGCTGCTTCACTAGCAGTTGCTATCAACGAACTACACGGTGAATTAAATACTGCTGTCACTTCAATCAGTAACGAAATCACTCGTGCTACTGCTGCGGAAGGTGTCAACGATACTGCGATTACTTCGGAAGCATCAGCTCGTTCTGCTGCGGATATCCTCTTACAGGGTAACATTGATACAGAAGCATCAACTCGTGCGGCTGCTGATAGTGACCTACAGGTCGGTCTTGCTGCCGAATTGGTTGTTCGTGCTGCCGGTGATACTACTCTCCAGAATAACATTAACACAGAAGTTGCGTTACGTGTTGCTGGTGATAATTCACTTCAGAATCAGATTAACAGTATTGTCTCTAACACTGATCCAGCTGCTTTGGATTCATTGACAGAGATTGTTGCTGCTTTCCAATCTGCTGATGGAACGTTACAAGGATTGGTCAGTTCTAACAATGCTAGTATCTCTACTTTAAATACTAAAGTAGGTGCTATCGAAAATTGGGACACTGATGACCTAAGTGAAGGTACTAACAAGTACTGGACTCCGGAACGTACTAAGTCGGTATTGTCTGGTGGTCTATGTATCACTTACAATTCAACCACTGGTGAAATCAAGATTGACGAAGCGGAAACTGCTTCATCTCTACACGTAGCATCATCTACTAACGCGAACGGTTTGGGTGGACAAGCTCCTTCTCACTACCGTATTGACATCTATGATATCAATGGTGTTATTGTAAACTAATATTACTAATAAGTAGTATGCGAAAGGGGACACTTCGGTGTCCCTTTTTTTATGTGCGCTATAAAACGTATAAATAGAACTAGAATAACTTTAGGACGCACCTCATGTATGTAACTAACCGAGATGATTTGATGGACTATTGCTTGCGTGCATTAGGGCACCCAGTAGTAGAAGTCAATATAGATGAAGAACAATTGGATGACCGTGTAGACGAAGCACTTCAGTGGTTTCGTGAATTTCATCCAGATGGAAGTAAACGCTTTTACTTGAAGCATCAATTGACTCAGGAAGATATCGACAATCAATCTATCGATTTTCCTGACAATTTGGATATGATAAGTGTAGTTCGTATGCTCCCCATGTCCTTTAACGGTTCACAGAATGGATGGTTCAGTGACGCATGGCAGTACATGAAATTTACCATGTCAGACTTTGTTGCCGGAAATGGCATCTTGGGAGACCTTGCTCAGTACGAACAGATGCAGCAACACTTATCGTTGTTGGACATGAAGTTAACTGGACAACCAGAGATTTTATTCGATAGACAATATAATAGAATAAATCTAACTATAGGTAAAAGCAAACTTACTGCGGGGGATTATATCGTATTTGAGGTATATGGTATTAGAGACCCAGACGATTCAATAACAGAATATAACTCTCTTTGGAATCATCGTTTTCTCAAATCATATTGTACTGCGCTCATTAAGAGACAGTGGGGTACTAACTTGATTAAGTTTGATGGAATGACATTGCCAGGCGGTGTCACTGTAAACGCTCGTCAAATCTATGAAGATGCTCTACAAGACATCGAAAAAATCATGGAGAAATTCCGTGAAGAGGAAGACGAAGGCCCAATCTTTTTTGTAGGGTAACCCATGGCAACTAATCCATATATAAGTCAAAATCACAGACCAGAACAGAGTTTATACGAAGACTTAATTATAGAGTCTATTAAATTCTATGGTCAGGACATTTATTATCTACCCCGAGAAGTTGTAGAGAGGGAAGATATCTTTCTGGACAGCATTCAGTCCCAGTTCTCTGACGCCTATAAGGTAGAGGTTTTCATAGAGAATACTGACGGATTTGACGGAGAGGGAGACCTGTTCACCAAGTTTGGTATCGAGTTACGCGATCAAGCAACATTTGTGATTGCTCGTCGGCGATGGCAGGAATTAATTGGTGATAAACTATCAGACAAGAAATTCAGACCAAGGGAGGGTGATGTTATATTCTTACCTCTATCTCAGTCTTTGTTCGAGGTCAAGAAAGTTGAGACTGAAACTCCTTTCTATCAGTTATCCCAGTTACCACTCTTCCGTATGCAGTGTGAGTTGTTTGAGTTCTCTGATGAAGACTTTGACACTGGTATTGACGCAATTGATATCGTAGAAAAAGAACACGCCTATCAGTATCATATGACTATGGCTGAACCAGATTCTAACCAAGGTGGTTTCTACGAGACCGGAGAATACGTATTCCAGACGTTTGACGATTTTGAACTTGGCGGTGAAGTTACTGCGTGGAACAGTCAAACACGTGTGCTATCTATCGCGCACACGGGTGCTGATGACGGACAATACCACATGTGGTCTGATGACCGAGAAGTATTTGCGGAGTCTGGTGCGGTGTATATGCCGGTACAGGGAACCATTGGGGATAATGTAAACGAAATACAACCTCTATCACAGAATAAAATATTTGATGATTTCGAAAATGATTTCCTAGACTTTTCAGAATCGAACCCCTTCGGAGATGTTTCATAATGTTAGGTACTTATTTTTATAACAAGCGAGTAAGGACTTCTGTATCTATATTTGGTTCTCTGTTTAATGACATACATGTTTTGAGAACAGACTCTAACGGTAAAGTCTTATCACAAGTCAAAGTACCATTATCTTATGCTCCGAAGAGGAGTTTCTTAGAGAGACTCGAAGAGATGTCGCAAGGTGAAGAGGCTGAACGTCGCGTCGCCATTAAGTTACCTAGAATGTCCTTCGAGATAATTGGTATTAATTATGACCCGCAGCGTCAGTTACCTAAAATGAATACGTTTAATGCGGCACCTATTGGTGAAAGAAAAGATTTATACACAGGTGTTCCGTATATATTGTCGTTTCAATTAGCAGTTTATGCTAAATCGCAAGATGATGCGTTACAAGTGGTTGAACAAATTATACCATACTTTGCTCCGCAATACACGCTCTCGGTAAAACCATTCAGCGATTTACCCGATATAGTCGAAGATATTCCGGTCACTCTCACTGGTGTAGATTTTCAAGATGATTATGAAGGCCCATTAGAGCAACGTAGAACAATTATATATAATCTTAACTTTGAGATGAAAACTAATTTCTACGGGCCAGTGAAGGAAGGCACGCTTATTAGAGAAGTTAACACTAATATACACATGCTTTCCAATGATGATTTAAACCCGTTCTTGAGTAATATAAGAATTACTACAGACCCAATTGACGTGAGTCCTGATAGTGACTATGGATTTACTATAGAGATTAATGATGAGCAAAGTCCCAACGGTATCTAACAAAGAAGAGAAACGTAATTTTGTACATGAACAAGACTATGAATACTCTCGTGAAACTTACTACGACCTTATTGAAAAGGGTCGTGAGTCTTTAGAGTTGATGATTGAGGTAGCTCGCGAAAGTGAGCACCCCCGAGCATTTGAAGTTCTGGCTGGTATGATTAAAGGTATCGCTGACGTTAACGATAAGTTAATGGATTTGAACAAGAAGCAGAAAGAACTTTTAAAAGACGATAGACCCGCAGACGCAATAACTACTAATAACAATTTATTTGTAGGTTCTACTACAGACCTTCAGCGCATGTTATTGGGTGGTGATGAAAAGGTGATTGATCAGGACGATTCATAATGGCATCTTTCACTAAGAACTCCTATCTCGGAAACCCTCAAGTAAAACGTGACGGTGTCTCAGAGGAGTGGGATAAGAAGAAACTTCGAGAATACCAGAAGTGTATGAAAGACCCCGCGTATTTCTGTAGGAAGTATGTTAAGGTAGTTCATCTTGATAAAGGTCTAGTACCTTTCGATCTATATGATTATCAAGAAAATATGTTTAATCACTTTAATGATAATAGATTTTCTATCGTTCTCGCTTGTAGGCAATCTGGTAAATCAATTAGTTCGGTAGGGTATATTTTATGGTATGCCGTATTTCATCCAGAAAAGACTATTGCGGTTCTTGCTAACAAAGGCGCGACGGCACGTGAGATGTTATCTCGTGTAACACTCATGTTAGAGAACCTCCCGTTCTTCCTACAGCCTGGCTGTAAAGCACTTAACAAAGGGTCAATAGAGTTCTCTAATAACTCTCGTATCATTGCTGCAGCAACCTCTGGTTCTTCTATTCGTGGTATGTCGGTTAACCTTCTGTTCCTAGACGAGTTTGCGTTCGTAGAGAATGCGGCAGAGTTCTATACATCAACCTATCCTGTAATTTCGTCCGGTAAGGACACAAAAGTTATCATAACAAGTACCGCAAACGGTATTGGTAATACTTTCCAAAAGATATGGGAAGGTGCTGTACAGGGTGTTAATGCCTACAAACCGTTTCGTGTAGATTGGTGGGATGTCCCTGGCCGAGACGAGAAGTGGAAAGCGCAAACTATAGCAAACACCTCCTCCTTACAGTTTGACCAAGAATTTGGTAATACGTTCTTCGGTACGGGTAATACTCTCATTGAGGGTCAGATACTTCTAGATTTACGTGCGCGTCAACCAGTTCGTCGATTGGAAGGCGGGGACGTATCAGTATATGAAGAACCCATTATAGATCACCAGTATATCATGACCGTTGATGTTTGTCAAGGGCGTGGACAAGATTATTCTACATTTACTATATTTGATGTTTCAGTACAACCATTCAAACAGGTATGCGTGTATCGCAATAACCGAATATCCCCAATTCTTTATCCCAACATAATATATAAATATGCTACCGTATACAACGAAGCGTATGTTGTCGTAGAGAACAATGACCAAGGTATGGTCGTGTGTGTTGGTCTATATCAAGACTTAGAGTATGAGAACATCCATCTAGAGTCAGCAATCAAGGCAGATTCTATTGGTATTCGTATGGACAAAAAAGTCAAACGAATTGGATGTTCGGCAATCAAGGACATCATCGAAAATCATAAACTAGATATTTACGATGAAAATACTATCATGGAAATATCAACCTTTATATCTAAGGGGTTGTCTTTCGAAGCGAGTGACGGTAACCATGATGACTTAATGATGAACCTTGTGATGTTTGGATACTTTGTTAGCTCACAATCTTTTGGCAATGTTGCGGATGTTGATTTTAGAACAATGCTATTTGAACAACGAATGAAAGAGATTGAAGACGACATACCCCCATTCGGAATTATTGATGATGGCTCATCATATAGTACCGAACTTGACCTGACAGATCCCTATAATGCGGGTTGGCATGACATATCAGCACAGCAGTTTACTCCCGAAGAATGGTAGATTTAAAAATAATATAAATAGAAGTATTGAGAAAAAAATCCGTATTATGATAAACTTATTATACCTTAATCGAAAAGGAAACTATTATGGCTCTTAAATCGTCAGAGTCTCCAAATGTTACAGTACGCGAAGTCGATCTAACAGGCGTTGTTCCTGCTACGTCTAGTACTACTGGCGCATTCGCTGGAGAATTTAACTGGGGCCCCGCACTTAAACCAACTATCGTTTCTAACGAAGCAGAGTTGGCACTTAAATTTGGGTCACCTGTACAAGGAGGCGCGGCCGCCTCAGACTTTTTGTCTGTTGCGCAATTCCTCAAATATTCATCAACTGCATACGTTACGCGTATTGTAAGCGATGGAGACACTAACGCTGTTGCTGAAGGTTCGGCAGGCGGGACAGAAGTTGTTGCCGGTGGTAGCGATCTAACTTTGCGGTATGTCACCGAAGGCGAAGTGTATTTCTATGAATTACCCTTCCGCGTCGGAGATAATGCGTTAAACCCTGTAATTGATAGCACATGGAAAACTACTGTTCTTGACGCCACCGGAGCCGTAGTTCATGCTGTCGGCACTTCGGCTGATGGTGAGTTGACATTAACAACTCCTCCGCTAACTGGTAACAGTCGGTTAGTATATACCCCTGAAGCTGACGGTGATGGAGTGGTAACTCCACATCCAGAAATCGTAGCAACATGGTTATATGACCAACCACTACCTACTGGTATCCAAGTACTTAATGCTGAAGATTACGAACAGCAAGATTTGGATTTTTACAAGATTATAGCACGCTATCCTGGCGACCGTGGTAACCTCATTAGTGTTCAAGTTTGCCCTCCTGCAGCATTTGCCCAATGGACTTACGCAAGCAAGTTTTCTTCTGCGCCAGTAGGTAATGAAGTTCACGTCGTGATCTTAGTCGACGGTGAAGTTGTTGAGACTCACGAGTACTTATCAACTGTTGAAGGCGCAAAACTACCAGACGGTTCAGCGAACAATGTATTGGATGTTATCAATAACAAATCCGATTGGGTTTGGGCGTCTAGCATTGGTACTTTAACAACTAGTGTTGTGACATTCACCTTGTCAGGTGGAGCTAACGGTGTACATGGTAAGGCGGACTATATTCGCGCATTCGACCAGTACGCAGACGTAGATTCAATTACAGTAGATTTCTTAGTAGCACCTTCTCGCGGAGCAAATGACGGGATTGATGTTGAGGTAGCAGCTTTGGCCAAAACACGTAGAGATTGTGTTGCGGTAGCATCTCCTTATGGGGACGCAGTCAAAGCATCAAGCATGGACGACATTATAGCTTGGTCTAATGGATTACCCGACAGCGATTACCTCATTTGTGACGGTAACTGGTTAAAGGTATACAACAAGTATCAGGACAAGTACGAGACTATCGCGGCGGCATCATCTACCGCAGGTATCATGGCAGCAGCAGATAGAGATTCAGCACCTTGGTTCTCACCAGCTGGTTCACGTCGTGGTCAATACTTTGGTGTAACATCTCTTGTCTTCAATCCAACCAAGGCACAACGTGATACATTATATAGCGCAAAAGTAAATCCAATCGTCAGCTTGCCTGGCCAAGGTACTGTACTATTCGGTGATAAGACTCACCTATCACGTCCATCAGCATTCGACCGTATCAACGTACGTCGTTTGTTCTTGGTGATTGAACGTTCAATCGCAGAGGCGGGTAAAAACGCAATGTTCGAATTCAACGATGAGTTTACTCGCGCAGAATTTGTTAACATCGTAGAACCGTTCCTACGTGAGATTCAGGGTCGTCGCGGTATCACTGACTTCCGTGTTGTTTGTGATGAAACAAACAATACATCAGCAGTCGTTGATCGTAACGAATTCGTAGCAACAGTCTTCATCAAACCAGCACGTTCTATCAACTACGTAACATTAAACTTCGTAGCAGTTAGATCAGGTGTCGAGTTTGAAGAAGTCGTTGGCACAGTTTAAGGAGATATATAATGTCACTAAGAGTCGATGATTTTAAAGCAAAACTGAAAGGTGGTGGTGCTCGTACCAACCTTTTCAAAGCTACATTAAACTTTCCTGCCTATGCTGGCGGAGACGCAGAACTTACATCGTTTATGTGTAAGGGTGCTCAGTTGCCAGCATCGACAATGGGATTTGTAGAAGTTCCTTTTCGTGGTCGTATGCTTAAGATAGCAGGGGATCGGACATTCGAAACTTGGACAATCACTGTCTTAAACGACACTGGTTTCGAGGTTCGAAATTCTATGGAACGTTGGATGAACGGTATGAACGCACATAGTTCAAATACTGGTATCACCAACCCAGTCTTATATCAATCTGACCTCATTGTTGAGCAGTTAGATAAAGATGGTTCTACTGTAAAAACTTATAACCTTCGTGGATGTTTTCCGACTAACGTTTCATCAATTGAAGTTAGTTATGATAACGAAGCAATCGAAGAGTTTACAGTTGAGTTTCAAGTCCAGTATTGGGAATCTAATACGACTAGTTAATAATGGTATAAGTAAGTGTATCGTGGGGAGAATACTCCCCACTTTTCTTATCGTGAGGATATATGGCAGATAATAGTTTTTTTAAAGCGTTTGGTTTTGAATTAAAGAAAGTTGAGAAACCTGAAGCCAAAAAGGCGCAATCAATAGTTCCCGCAGTCGATGAAGATGGCGCGGGCTATGTGTCAGCGTCTGGTTCTTATTTTGGTCAATATGTAGACCTAGAAGGAACTGGAGCCAAAGACAACCAAGAACTTATTAAAAAATATCGTACTATTGCGGAACATCCAGAATGTGATGCTGCTATTGAAGATATTATTAATGAGGGTATTGTTGGCGGCGAGTTAGAATCAGCTGTAAGTATTAATTTAGACAAAGTCAAAACAACAGACAGCATTAAAAAAACCATTACCGAAGAGTTCAACAACATTTGTTCTATGTTGAATTTTGAAGAACATGGACACGACATCTTCCGTTCGTGGTATGTAGATGGACGTTTGTACCACCATTTAGTGGTAAACGAGTCCAATTTAAAAGCGGGTATTGTAGAAATTCGACCTATCGATGCTACTAAGATGAGGAAGGTAAAAGAAGTAAAGTACAAGAAAGATGAGAAGACTGGTGCTAAGATCGTAGATAAAACTCTGGACTTCTACATCTATCAAGAACGTGCCGGTGGTACTAACGGAGTAAAACTTACTCCAGACTCAGTAAATTATGTCACGTCGGGTCTATTAGACTCCTCGAAGAAGCGTGTGTTATCATATTTACATAAAGCAGTCAAACCAGTTAATCAGTTACGTATGATGGAAGACTCTCTAGTCATCTATCGTATGGCACGTGCGCCTGAACGTCGTATCTTCTATATTGACGTGGGCAACTTACCGAAGGGTAAAGCTGAACAACATATCAAAGATATTATGTCACGTTATAGAAACAAAGTAGTCTATGACGCGAGTAGCGGTGAAATTAAAGATGACCGTAAACATATGTCTATGCTCGAAGATTTCTGGTTACCTCGTCGCGAAGGTGGTCGTGGTACTGAGATTAGTACACTACCTGGCGGTGAAAACCTAGGACAGATTGACGACATTATATACTTCCAGAAGAAGTTATATAGGTCACTTAATGTTCCTCTAAATAGACTCGAACAAGAGGCGCAATTTAGTTTAGGTCGTTCTACAGAGATTGGTCGAGATGAAGTTAAATTTCAGAAGTTCATTGACCGTCTGCGTAAAAAGTTCTCTCATCTGTTCATTGATATTCTGAAGAAACAACTTCTTCTTAAAGGTATCTGTACAGAACAGGATTGGGAACTATGGAAACGTGAGATTCAAGTAGACTATAACAGGGATAATCACTTCACTGAGATGAAGGATGCTGAGTTGTTGCGTGAACGTCTACAGACTATGGATCAGGTTTCACAATATGTAGGTGAATATTTCTCACGTGAGTGGGTAATGAAGAATGTCATGATGATGAATGATGACGATATAGAAAATATGCGTAAAGAAGTTGAAGCAGAAAATGCCAACTCTGACGACGCGGATGATTTGGAGATATAATATGACTGAAGTAACAACCGTAGTAAATGAAGATATCGAAGAGCCAGGCATGGACTTTGTCAATGCTCTACAAGGTGGAGACTTCCGTTCCGCAGAAAGTATATTCAACGATATGCTCGCGGATAAAGTACAGTCGTCTTTAGACGCAGAGAAAATCGCAGTCGCAGGACGGATATTCAATGATGAAGAAGAATTAGACGGTGATGACCTAGACGATGATCTAGAAGATGATTTAGACGACGAAACCGAGTCTGACGAAGACTGATTCTAACATGAATCTAACTAAGAAGATGGTTCACATTTGGATTGGGCCTTTTAAACCCCCCATCCAATGGATGAATACGTGGAAAGAGAAACACCCCGATTGGGACTATAGTATATTCACCGATGAGATGTACAAGTCACGCACGTGGTATAATCAACATCTCATGGATGAGTACTATTCCAAAGAAGTTTGGGCAGGTGTCGCAGATTTAATTCGTTATGAATTATTATATGAGGACGGTGGTTTCTTACCACCCGCAGACGCTATATGCTATGAGAATATGGATGAAGTGTTCACCAGCCCGTCAGATTATGCGTACACCGTATATGAAAATGACAGGGATGAACATATAGCACCGAACTGGATATCCCCTATACAGGCATGTAACGCGGGGAATACCTTAGTTAAGTTATTGATAGATACCTTACATGAATTGAAAGTAGAAGAGCTTAGTTTAAAACCGTGGCAGTCTACCGGTAATGAATTTCTCTCACAGTTTGTACCTGATAAAGAGAAACATAAATTAACTATCTGGCCTTCCTATTATACTATCCCGAGGCATTATTCTATTCGTTCCACTCCTTATATGGGTAATGATAAGATATATGCTGAACAAATGTGGGGAAGTACAAAGAAAATTTACGTTTAAGTTTTATTTTTGTATAAATAATAGGAAAAGAGTAAAAGATGAAATCATTTCAACAAATTAGAGAATCATCTAAAAAAGTCTTCAGTAAGAAGATGGGTGGTTATCCGGTAGTAATTAATCAGACCAAAAAAGGGTTTGAGTTGAATATTGATGGAGACTACGTAGATGCTTTCAAGACGCAGAAGGAAGCAGAGTCAACTGCTAAACAAGTCCTCATAGACTTAGGAAAATTAAAATGAAGCTGATTACCGAATTTAATGACAGCCACGATTTACAGTGTATCGTGGAAGCCAAGGAGAATGGCGAAAAGAATTATGTCATCGAGGGTGTGTTCGCACAAGCAGATTCAAAAAACCGTAATGGGCGAATTTACCCCAAAGCAATTATGGAACGTGCTGTAAATAAGTACGTTACCGAACAAGTTAGCAAGAAGAGAGCAGTCGGTGAGTTAAATCATCCGGAAGGCCCAACTGTTAACTTGGATAAAGTTTCGCATTTAATCACTGACCTTCACTTTGAAGGCAATGATGTAATCGGAAGGGCGCAAATATTGGACACTCCTATGGGTAAGATTGTAAAAGGTCTTCTTGCTGGTGGTGTTCAACTAGGAGTGTCAACTCGTGGTATGGGAAGTCTTGTGAGCAAAAATGGCATAAATTATGTCGGAGAAGACTTTATTCTTAGTACAGTAGATATCGTACAAGACCCAAGTGCACCAAATGCTTTTGTTAATGGTATTATGGAAGGTGTAGACTGGGTTTGGAATAATGGAATTCTTGAGCCTCAAGCAATTGAAGAGATAGAGACTGAAATCAAAGCAACACCCGCTGCATATCGACCTGAAGTGCAGATGCGTGAGTTTAAGAATTTCCTCTCGTTAATCAAATCTAAACTATAAGGAGTCACTATGACTAATCTTAAAAAAGAAGTCGAAGTTGAAATCCGCGATAGCATTGTTGATACTAACGAAATCGTGGAGGAAACTCTGGACGAAGCACAAGCACCTAAAGCGAAGGGTAAGGCAGAGGCTACACCAGTATCCGAACCTGAGTCAATCGCATCGGTAGATAAGGCTGCGGACGCTACATCCAAAACATCGCTTCCAAAAACCAAGGCAGGAATGTTGAACGCAATGTACCAAACCGCTTCAAAAATGAAGAAAGGTGACTTGCAAGCAGCATATGCCAAAGTATGTGAACAAGCCGGTGTAGATCTGGATGAAGATGTTGCACAAGAAAACGACACTCAATCACAATTACGTGCTATTGTCGAAGGTGAAGCAACTCTATCTGAAGAGTTCAAGGAAAAGACCGCACTTATTTTCGAAGCAGCTGTTAAAACAAAGTTGTCAGAAGAAGTAACGCGTCTTGAAGAACAATACACAGAAGAATTATCTGAAGAAGTTGAGTCTATTAAGACTGACCTCGTAACAAAAGTAGATTCTTACCTAAACTATGTAGTTGAAACTTGGATGGAAGACAACAAGTTAGCGATTCAAAGTGGTCTACGTACCGAAATCGCAGAAAACTTTATGTCATCAATGAGAGATCTATTCGTAGAATCTTATGTTGACGTTCCAGAATCCAAGGTTGACCTAGTTGACGAATTAGCATTACAAGTTGACGAGTTAGAAGAAAAACTAAACGCAACAACTGGTGACGCAATTCAACTCGCAGAAGAACTTGAAACTTACAAGCGTAATACTCTTATTGCTGAAGCTTCACGTGACCTTGCGGACACCCAAGCAGAAAAGTTAAAAGAACTCGTTGAGAACGTAGACTTTGAAGACGAAGCAAGCTTCGTTAAGAAAATCGCTACTATCAAGCAATCATACTTTTCTAAAGAAATCCCAGAGCCAATCACCGAATCAGCATCCGCTGACGCTGATGAAGAAGTTGAAGTATCTTCCATGATGGAAGGCTACATCTCTGCTCTACGAAAAACCTCTAAAAAATAAGGAATACTAAAATGCAATCTTTTGATACTCTTATCGAAAAATGGGCTCCAGTTCTTAACGAAGAGTCTGCGGGCGCGATCCACGATCACCACCGTAAAGCAGTAACCGCTGCTATCCTAGAAAACCAAGAAAAAGCAATGATGGAAGAGCGTGTTGCTTACTCTGGTTTCATGACCGAAGACGCATCTGGCGGAGCCAACACTGGTTCTGTATCTAAGTGGGATCCAGTATTGATCTCTCTAGTACGTCGTGCAATGCCTAACCTAATGGCATATGACGTATGTGGCGTACAGCCAATGTCAGGCCCAACTGGTCTTATCTTCGCGATGAAGTCACGTTACGACGGCGGAGCTACTACTAACCCTGAAGCACTATTCGGCGAAGCTGATACTGGTTTCTCTGGCGCGGGCACTCACCCTGCCGGTAAAGGTACTACTACCGCAGCTGGTGAAGCTCTTGGTCGTGGCGGCGTTGACGTTGAAGGTCAACCTTCAGGTTCATTCGCAGAAATGGGTTTCACAATCGAGAAAGCAACTGTAACTGCTAAGTCTCGTGCGTTGAAGGCTGAATACTCTCTAGAACTAGCACAAGATTTGAAAGCAATCCACGGTTTGGATGCTGAAACAGAACTTGCTAACATTCTTTCTACTGAGATTCTTGCTGAAATCAACCGTGAAGTTATTCACACAATTAACAGCCAAGCGAAGCAAGGCGCGACTACTTCAAACGTTATCGTTCCAGGCACATTCGATCTAGAAACTGATGCTGACGGCCGTTGGTCTGCAGAGAAGTTCAAGGGTCTAGTAGTTCAGTTGGATCGCGAAGCGAACGCAATTGCTAAAGAAACTCGTCGTGGTAAAGGTAACGTAGTAATCTGTTCTTCAGATGTTGCTACTGCTCTTGCTGCCTCTGGTATGCTTGACTACACACCTGCTATGTCTACTGGTCTTCAGGTTGACGATACTGGTAACACTTTTGCTGGTGTTCTTAACGGTCGCACTAAGGTCTATATCGACCCATATGCCTCTTCAGACTACATCACTGTAGGTTATAAAGGTACTAACGCATATGACGCAGGTATTTTCTACTGCCCATACGTACCTCTCCAGATGGTTAAAGCTGTCGGCGAGAATGACTTCCAGCCACGTATCGGGTTCAAGACTCGTTATGGTATGGCGTCTAACCCATTCGTAGGTGCTGCACCTGCCGATGGTCTAGCGCTTGCTGGTACTAACCAGTACTACCGTCGATTCAACGTTGCTAACATCATGGGTAACACCCCTGCTGCATAAGCAATAATGAATAAAAAATAGAGTAGGGTTAACCTACCACTTTTAAACCCTCATCTTCGGATGGGGGTTTTTTTATGCGTATAAATATATGTAAGGAAGATGTTCTACGTATCAAGTGGTACGTACTGCACATGAGTGGGTAGGAGACCACCCTCGGAATTACAGGATAGGAGATTACTATGCGTATAATCGCAATTGCGTTCGCATTGGCTCTGTCTGCTTGTTCAACCGTCGAGTCAACTATTGATGGTACGGGTGGTATTATTAAAGGTGTCAGTTCCGATGTCTTTGGTATCACTGCCGGTGTTTTGGATGTAACGTCTAACGTGATTAAAGATGTTGCTGATAAGACGGGGACAGCTGCGACAGCACCCGAAGAAACAAAGTAAGGAGTATACCGACCAAGGATGGTACTTAATTCTCGTATAAATACATGCGAGTCGTCCGAGGATATGTCATGAGCATTAATAAAAATTTTCTACAACCCACTGGGTTTAAAATCATTATAGACAAAGAGAAATACTCTAGTCTAGAATACTTCGCGCTGTCAGTACAGCACCCAGGCTCTATTGTAAATACAATAGAAGTTCCTATCCCTAGGTTGATGGGAATGCCCATGTCGGGATCAAAACTTACTTATTCAGAATTGTCGGTTAATCTTATTCTGGACGAAGATATGTCCGCATATAAAGAAATGCAATCGTGGATGGAAAGAACTGTAACTGAGAACGAAACATCGGCACTATATAATGATATAACATTAATTATCCTAACAAGCCACAATAACGGAAACGTTCGCATTAAGTATAAGGATTGTGTACCTACAAGTATTGGCGCAATCGAATTCAATTCTACTTCAGGTGATGTTCCAGTATTAACTTTTGATGCTGTGTTTAGATTTACGGAATTTACTATATTATGAGTTTGAAAAAGTACGAAATCAAGAATTCGAATGTATTGGCAATTCTTGAAGATTTTCGTTACACCTATAGAGATTTGTACAGACCAGAAGAATGTTGTGAGGTATTGAGCCCTGGCTTAGAAAATGCGGCAGACCAATATACTTCAGACAAGGAAATGCGTCGAATCATAGCGCTGGGGGAAAACCACAATGGTGCTGCCGAGCATGGTTACTCACACCCTATAAAACCAGACCACTATCAAGGAACTCATCCAGAAGAGTACCGTAAAACGTACGTTGCTCTGGATAAGAGACTAAAAGAAGAACTCGGATTATATTCTTCTGCCCTATCACAACTATATCCACCTAAAGGATTTATATGCTGGCACAATAACGCCAACGCAGCGATGTTCAA